TACGGATGTAACGCCCATGAGCAGCAACGACCCGAGCCAAACAATCCCCGCCGTGGATGCCATGCGCGAAGATTGGGCTATCGTCGCCCCGCTGATGGGCGGCACTGCCGCGATGCGCAACGCTGCCAAGGCATTGCTCCCTCAGTACCCGGCAGAGGAAGACGACGCCTATCTGTCGCGTCTGCGCCTCTCCACGCTGCTGCCTGCCTATGCCGAGACGGTGAACAGCAACACCAGCCGAGTTTTCGCTGAGCCCTTGCAGCTTGGCGACGATGTGCCGACTGTTGTGGCTGAGCTGTGCGAGGACGTGGACCTAGGCGGTAACGACCTTAATGCGTGGGCTGTCGAGCTGTTTCGTCAAGCGCTGAGCTATGGCCTTTGTCACGCGCTGATCGATTACCCGCAAGCCGGTGAGCTGCAGACCGCAGCCGACGAGGAAGCGGCAGGGGTTCGCCCGTATGCCGTACTCATTCACCCTGAGCGCGTGCTAGGGTGGCGTGCCGAGGGTGGCAAGCTGCTGCAGGTTCGGTTCACTGAGTCGGTCGAAGTGCCTGATGGTGACTTCGGCGTCAAAGTGGTTGAGCAGGTCAGAGTCCTAGAGCCTGGCCTGTGGCGCACCTACCGCAAGCAGGAAGGCGGCAGCTGGACCGTGCACGAGGAAGGCAGCACAAGCCTGACTTACATCCCGTGGGTGACCTTCTACACCGGCCGCACAGGCATGATGACGGCTCGCCCGCCATTGCTCGAACTGGCGTACCTGAACGTCAAACACTGGCAGTCGCAGAGCGATCAGGACAATCTCCTACACGTTGCCCGCGTGCCGCTGCTGTTCATGTTCACTGACGACGAGCAATTCAAGCTGGTCATCAGCGCCGGCAGTGCGACCCGTATGCCGAAAGACGGCGATGCGAAGTACGTCGAGCACACCGGGGCGGCTATCACCGCTGGCCGTGAGTCGCTGCAAGACCTGATCGAAGAAATGCGCATGGCCGGCGCCAAGCTGCTGCAGAAAGACAAGCAGCAGACCAAGACGGCGGCTCAGGCGAACGAAGAGGCAGCGCAAGAGCTGTCCCCACTGGCCCGTATGGCGTCGCAATTCGCTGACTGTATCGCGCAGATGCTGCAGACATTCGCGGACTATCGCGGGCTGCCTGATGGTGGTGCTGTCGAGATGCGCGGGAATTTTGACGCTGACTTTATCCCTGAAGTGGCGCTGCCTCTGCTGCTCAACATGGCCTCGGCCGGCAAGCTGTCCGATGAAACCCTGTTTGCCGAGATGCAGCGCCGCAGCGTGATCAGCGACGAATACAACTGGCAGGATGAACAGGGCCGTCTCGCTAGCCAGGGGCCGGCGCTTGGGGTGATCTGATGGCAACCGTCAATGAGCTGCTTTTTGATGAACTGACAGCCCATGCCGTCGACCTGCAGCAGTATTCCGAAGGCGTCATTCGCCGGATGATCTCACTACTAAATCGCACCGATGCCGACCTCGCTGCCGAACTGGCCGCAGCCCTTGAGCGGATGCCTGCTGATTCGTTCACAGTCGAACGATTGGAGCGGTTGCTGGGGTCGGTGCGGGAATTGAACGCAGCGGCCTATGCGAGCGTTTCTGAGGCATTGGGCGGTGAGTTGCAGGCCTTCGCGGCGTATGAGTCTGGCTATCAGGTCAGTCTCTACCGTGAAGTGATCCCCGCGCCAGTACTGGTGCGCTATTCGATTGCCTCGGTAGCGCCGAATCAGGTCTACAGCGCGGCGATGTCCCGGCCGTTTCAGGGGCGCCTCCTGAAGGGCTGGGCCAGCAACATCGAAGCCGGCCGCATGACTAAGATCCGCGACGCGATCCGCATCGGTTATGTCGAAGGCAAGACCGCCTCGGAGATCGTGCGGGGCATTCGCGGCACCAAGGCGACGGGTTTTGCTGACGGTCTGCTACAGCGGCCCCGGCGCGACTTGATGGCAGTCGTACAGACGGCTATCAGCCATACAGCACAAGTGGCGCGCGAGCAGTTCAACGATGCGAACCGCGATCTAATCAAGGCGGAAGTCTGGCGCAGCACGCTGGACACCAAGACCAGCGAGCCATGCCGCATACGCGACGGGCTCAAGTACGAAGCGCAGACCCACAAGCCCATCGGGCACAAGGTCCAATGGTTGGCCGGGCCTGGACGCATCCACTGGAACTGCCGCTCAACTTCCACGCCTGTGACCAAAAGCTGGCGTGAGCTTGGGATTCCTATTGACGAGATGAGCCCGAGCGAGCGTGCCAGCATGGATGGACAAGTGCCGGCCGAAACCACCTTCGCCTCCTGGCTACAGCGTCAATCAGCAGCGCGACAGGATCAGGTGCTAGGCCCGGAGCGCGGCAGGCTGATACGCGAAGGCGGCTTGAAACTGCCGGACCTGTACGCCCCGAACGGTCGTTACCTGACCCTTGAGGAATTGCGCGAGCGCGATGCCGCTGCGTTCGCTAAACTGGCTGCATGACCGAACGCCGATTCACCGTTATCGAAGGCTCCAAGCCACCCGACACGCCTGCCGAGCAGGTGCGCGAGCGTGTGCGCAAGGCTCCAAAGCCGCGCGCTATGCCGCAGTGTCACCGTTGCGGTGGGCGTGAGTATGTCGAAACGAAGATCGGCATTGGCAAGACAGCGACGAAGCAGCGCGTCTGCTTCTTGTGCGCCATGAAAGGCGAGAGGGTAGTGATGTGATTGACCGCAGTCATTACGGGCCGTTCGGCGTAGCGGTTAGCAAGGATCGCCAAGGCTCCGGCTATACGGCGTGGGCCTGTCGCGGCGATACCGTGGCGCAAAACGCGATCTTCGAGCCAGCGCATGACGTGTGGTTCGAGATTGGCGGCACCGCACAAGAAGCCCTTGACCGGCTAAAGAACGAGCTGAAAACCCTGCTCAATTAGCCTCGAATCCAAATTCAAACCGAACCCGCCTAGTGCGGGTTTTTTATTGCCTGCTGGTCAGTGACCAGCCCCATACGCCCGGAGGGCACATGGCTAAGTTGATCCTGCAAGACGGTACAGAAGTCGAGGCATTCACCGCCGACGAGATGAAGGCAGCAGTCGAGAAAGAGACGGGCGGCCTGAAGGCCAAGCTCGATGAATTGCTAGGCGAAACCAAGACCGCCAAGCAGCGTGCTCGCGAACTCGAAGAGGCTCAGACAGCCGCCGAAGAGGAACGCCAGCGCGAAAAGGGGGAGTTCAAAACCCTGTACGAACGCGAGCAGCAAGCCAAGAAAGAGCTTGCCGACAAGTTCACCGAATTCCAAAGCAAGGTGCAGCGCCAGGAGATCAGCCTGGAAGCGCAGCGCCTGGCAGGCCAGCTATCGAAAGACCGCGACCGCAGCGAATTGCTAGCGGAGAAGGTCGCGCAACTGGCCAAGCACACAGACGCCGGGGTCCGCTTCGAGATCGGCGGCGTAGAGGTCGAGCACGACAAGGTGCTGGCCCATCTGAAGAGCAAATACCCCTTCCTCGTTGACGCGAGCGGGGTAACCGGGGGCGGGGCTTCCACTAGCAGCAACCACGGCGGGGCCGTGAAGAAGTTCAACGAATACTCAGGCGCGGAACTGTCGGACATTCGCAAGCGCGACCCTGCCCAGTACGAACGCCTTAAAACTGACTACTACGGCACCGGAGAATAACCCCCATGGCCACTGTTCAACTGAGCGATATCATCGACGTCAAGGTTTTCCAAGACCTGCCGTCCGTCAACAGCCCCGAGAAGACGGCGTTCTTCGAGTCGGGCGTCGTCACCCGTAACTCCCTGCTGGATGGCATCGCCACCGCAGCCGGTAAGACTGCAGAGCTGCCATTCTGGAAGGATATCGACGCCACCGTTGCGCCGAACCTGTCCACTGACAACCCTGCCACCCTGGCCACCCCGGACAAGATCGTCCAGGGCGAGCAGATCGCCCGCAAGGCCTTCCTGAACAAAGGCCTGTCCGCTGCTGACCTGGCCTCCGAGCTGGCCATGGGTAGCCGTGCGATGGACCAGATCCGCGCTCGCGTCGACGCCTACTGGCTGCGTCAATGGCAGCGCCGCCTGATTGCCTCGTGCAACGGTGTGCTGGCTGACAACGTGGCGAACAACTCCGGTGACATGGTTATCAACGTGGCCGCCGAAGCGACCGGCTCGCAGACCGCAACCACCAAGTTCAACCGCGACACCTTCACCGATGCCGTCTACACCATGGGCGATGCGGCCGATGCGCTGCGCGCCATCGCGGTTCACTCGGCCGTGATGAAGCAGATGGTCAAGAACGACGACATCGTTTACGTGCCGGATAGCCAAGGCCGCCTGAGCGTCCCGACCTATATGGGGCTGCGCGTGAT